GGGCGCAATAGTTGCAGGAACAAATACAACGCTCAGCGCAAAAGGTTTAATCAATAATTTTGCAGATAATTTAATTGATGGAACCCGCATACTGAGCAGCGACAGGCTTTTGATTATTGATAATAGCTTTGAGCCTTTGATTACAGATAAGCCTTCAATAAGCGGGCAGAACTGGACTATTGTAAGCATCCAGCAGATAAAGCCTTACGCTGTTGGCGTTGTTTACTTTTTGCAGGTACGCAAATAATGGCACAAATCAGCATTGGCAATTGGGTAAAAAAGACCAATAGAAATCTTGACGAAACCGTGCGGGCGATAAAGATTTCTTTATTCAACGGCGTAATCATGGACACCCGTGTTGATACCGGCAGACTGCGTGGTAATTGGCAGACAAGCACAGGGCAAGCAAATCCAACTGTAATTGAAAGACTTGATAAATTAGGGGTGCAAGCCAAAAGCGAAGTTGAAAAAACAATTAAAGGCGATACTGTAGATTATCTGAGTAACAATCTGTCTTATGCTGAGGTCTGGGAAGAAAGGGACGGAATGGTAAAGAAAAACATGGCCAGAATTGTTGCCAATGTTCGCAGCGAGGTTGCAAAAGCAAAATGAGTGCATTGAAAATATACCAAGCATTTGTTAATCAATTCTCCACAGGCTCATTGCTTACTGGTCTTGGCGTTGCATATGAAAATTCTTCTTTTACGCCAACAGCCGGAACGGCATATGCAGAATTGCGCTTTTTTCCGAATGAAACAGGGAGTTTAAGTTTAAAAAATAAAAACGAAACAACTGGAGTTTTTAGTGTAATTTTAAGATATCCTATTGACTCAGGCGCGATTGTGTTAAAATCCAAAGCGCAAGCCATTGTTGACGCGTTTAAGCCTGGTTCGTTTGTTAGTTATACGGGGCAGCGTGTGGATATTGTAAACAGCTCAGTTGGCTCTGGAGTATCGGAGGATGGCTGGTTTAAGCAAATTGTGGACATTCGATTCAGGGCATTTTCAGCGAGGTAATTCAAAATGGTTGATACAGTACAGTTAAGCACAGGAACCACGGTTGGTATATCAGCAACTTTGCCAACATTGTTCAATCTATCCACAACCGGCTACCCTGCTCAAACATATGTTTTGATCGGTGAAGTTATGGATGTGCCAGAGGGCGGTGATCAAAGAACGGTTGTTCCGTACAATCCGCTTGCTTCTGACAATGAAGAGTATTTGTTGGGCAGTAAAACGCATGACCAAGTAACGATTTCTATTATGCGTGACGATGACGATGCTGGGCAGCTTGCGGTGCAAAATGCATACAATGCAAAAACAGAAGTGGCTCTGGAGATTGAATACCCAGATGGCTCGATTGATTACTTTACCGGCTTTGTTGTCAGCTTTAAGTCTGCTGTCGGCGCGGTAAATTCAATTCTTGCCAGAAGCATGACTGTACAGCGTACGCGCAGCACAGTAACAGCGGCCACACCTTCTGCATAATTGATCGAGAGGATTTATGGATTATTCAAGTTTAAATCTTGAAAAAATGGCTGAAAATGGCATTTGTGTAAAAATCAAATGCCCGCTTACAGGCAAGCAGCTAAAAGCCACGGATGGCACTGATCTTTTTATTAACGTTCTTGGCACGGATTCAAAGCCGTGGAAGAATGAAATTGCAAGAATAAAAAGAGAAACCGCTGCGCGAGAAAGCCCGCCGGACGAGGAGGAAATTCGATCTGAATCAATTCGCGCTCTTGCGGCAATCACTACCGATTGGCATGCAGAAACTGCATTAAACGGTAAAAAACTTTCCTGCACTCAGGCGAACGCAATACGGCTTTATTCTGCTGATGGGCTGGATTGGCTTTTGCAGCAAATCAGTAGAGCGGCGGGGGATAGGCAGAGCCTTTTTTTCGAGCAGAAAAGCAGTTAAGTCTTTATATTAGGAGATGGTGTTGGCTGATTACTCACGAGGCAAAAAGCGAAAAAAGCCGTCTAAGTAGTTTGCCTGAAAAAGACTTACGCAGACAAATGCCTGTAATACACGGCTTTGATTACTTGGTTCAATGGCTTTCTGTCATTGGGCCGGTAATGCCTGACTCTGCTGGGATATCTCCGTTAAATTATCAGGAGATTCAAAGCTGGCAAAGTCAATCGGGTGTAGAGCTAACGCCTTGGGAGGTGGAAACGATTAGATTGCTTTCTTGCGAATACGTCTCTTGCATTAAGCAATTCAGCGGTGAAAAAGTTCCATGTCCTGATTTCGATATAAGTAAGCTGGACAAAAGACAGCTTGCAAAACAGATTCAATCAGTTATGCGCGGAGGTTGATCTTAATGATTACAGATTATGCCAGTTTAGTCATTAAGGCCGATAGTAGCAGTGTAAAAACTGCCAGCTCTGATCTTGATAAATTCAGCTCCAGCTCAGATAAATCCAGCAAGTCAATCGGGCCACTCATAAAAAACTTGGCTGGGCTTGCTGCTGCATACGGGCTTGTCGGCTCAGCAACTGCTGCAATAAAAACCACGGTTGATTTTCAGCAAGCCATTGCTGACCTGTCTGCCATTACCGGCGCAACAGGTAAAGACTTAGAGTATTACTCTGAGCAAGCCGCACAGATCGGAAGAACAACCTCCCTGAGCGCCACACAAGCCGCCACAGCGTTTAAACTTATCGCTTCTGCTAAGCCTGATCTGCTTGATAACGCGGAAGCCCTGAACGCTGTGACGCGCTCTGCTGTGACTCTTGCTGAGGCAACTGGACAAGATCTGCCAACTGCCGCTGCCGCATTAGGCTCTGCGCTTAACCAGTTCGGGCTTGCTGCATCAAAAGCAGATGAAGTGATTAACATGTTGGCCGCGTCCTCAAAGCTCGGCACAGCAGAGGTGGGGGCCGTCAGCGAGGCTTTACGCAACGCTGGCCCTGCTGCAAATGCGCTTGGCATTGATATTACGGAAACCGTTGCTGCTATTCAGGCGCTGGCAAAATCAGGCAGACAGGGCGCTGATGCCGGTACAGGCTTGCGTCAGGTAATGCTTCAGCTTGAGAAAACAGGCGAAGAAACATTAAGGCCATCCCTTGTCGGTATAGACGGCGCATTAGAGGAGCTTGGCAGAAGAAATTTATCAGTTTCTGATCTGATGAAACTGGTAGGCGTAGACGCCGCCAGTGTTGCAGCAGCAATGATAGAACAGCGCAGCACAGTAACTGAGCTTAATACCACCCTGCGTGGAACACAGACAGCTTACGAGCAAGCCGATATTAGAATGAACACTTTTGCCGGTGATATGAAAGGATTAAATTCTGCAATCGAGGGTTTGCAGATTGAAGTAATGACAGACTCAGTGGATGGACTTGGCCGCTCTTTGATTAAAACAGCAACTGGCGGAGTGAATTTCTTAACTGAAAATATGGATGCGCTAAAAACAGTTGTTCAAGCAATGACTGTTGTCATTGGTGTTCGACTTGCGTCCTCACTTGCCACGGCGGTTGTTTCTTTTGGCGCAACCACTACTGCCGCAGGAATAATGACCGCAGCAATTACTCGCGCAAACGCAGCCATGGTTTTAATAGGCGGTCCAATTGGTGCGGTTGTTCTTGCTGTTGGCGGGCTTACTTATGCGACTGCTAAACTTGCACAATCTTGGCAGCTTGCCCGCATTGAAATGGCGCGATTCAACGGCGCAGAGTTTGCCCAACAAGAACTGGATGTAATTGGGTTATCAGCAGAGGATGCTTCTAAAAACATTGATGGAGCAAAAAACTCTCTTGAAATAATGACTCTGGAAATGGCTTCTGCCACAGAGATTTATGGAACAAACTCAAAAGAAGTTGAAACGCTAACCCGCAAATTAGACTTAATGCAGAATTGGCTTAATTTAAATAAAATTGCATTAAATGAAGCAAATTTATCTACTGAAATTTTAAGTGAATCCACAAGCGCACTTTCTGAAATTGTAGATGAAGCCTCTTCTAAAATAACTGAGTACGGAAAAGATGTAATCTTTTCCACAGTCGCGGTGGACGCGCATGTTGTAGCGCAGGAAGAATTCTTAAAAATTACAGAACAAGCCAATTCAGCAATCGGAATGGCGGAAGATGCTTTAGAGAATCACAAAAAAGCATCTACTATGTCCAAAAAAGAATTGGCTATATTTAATGCAGAGCTTGAAGCGTTATCAAAAGGATATGCGCCGGAGGCTGTTACTGCGCTCGGTGTTTTAGCTGGAAAAATGCATGATCAAAAATCAGCGGTAGATGTTTGGACTGCTGCGTCACAGAGCGGCGCAAGACAAAGAGCAGAGGCGGAGGAGGCATCTGCAAAAAGACAAGAAGAAGCCTACACAAGAACGCATGAATATTTAACCACAAGTTTTATTGATATTTTTAACAACGGCAAAAACGCTTTTGACAATATCGCAAAGGCATTTAGCTCAATGATTCAACGGATGCTTGCTGAGTGGGCTGCATCAAAGTTAATGAATTTAATGGGCTTTGGTGGCGGCACTGGCGGCACTGGCGGTGGAGGTACTGGCGGCGGCTCAATTGTTAGCACTATAACAAGCGCAGCAACCAATGCTGCAAGCAATGCGGTAACAACTGCCGTAAAGTCTGCTTTAGGAATAGGCACAACTGCTGCTGCAACAGGAGCGACCGCTGCCGGAACAACTGCTGCAACAACTGCTGCAACAACTGCTGCAACAACTGCTTCTGGTACTGCTGCCGCAGGAACTGGAATGGGAGCAACAATTGTCGGAGGCGCAAAAGCTGTTGGCTCTGCAATTGTAGGAGGCGCACAGGCTGTTGGCTCCGCAATTTCTGGCGGAGCGTCAGCCTTAACCGCTTTTGCTGTTGCAAATCCACTTCTTGCCGCTGCGGCTCTTGCCGCAATGGCTGCTGCTGCGCTGGCTAAAAAGCCAACACTATCCAGCAATGCAGGGCTGTTAATCCATGACGCTCCGGGCGCATCCGCTGATAGAAAGTTTGCAGTAGACCCGTTTGATTCAGGTTTTTCGCCAATCGGGTTTGCTCGACGCGAAGATCACGCGGCAGCAAATGAGGTCATTGATGTTTTTAGAAAGTACGATTCATCACTGACTGAGATTGCCAAAGCCGCTGGGTTAAAAGTTAATTTTAGCAATAATCCTTTTGGCGGATATAATGAAAAAGGCCAATCAAATGGATTGTTTTTAGGCACAGCAGCGGAAAAAGGCAAAGGCGTAACATCGCAGCCGATAGATGTGCAGCTCACTCAGTTTACGCGTCAATGGATTGAGGCGCTTGGCGGGCAAGTTAATCCAAAAGATAAAGAATATGTATTTGCTGGCTCCAACGCTGATGAAATGCTGCAAAGAGCAGCAGAGGTTGTTGCTGGCTCCAGCATTGATGGAAGCCACTACAACGGGCTAGATCGCGTTCCGTTCAACGGCTATGTGGCGCAGCTACACCAAGGCGAACGAGTGCTGACGGCTTCAGAGGCTGATGCAATGGACTCAATGGGGATGGGCAATCTTTTATCGATATTTAAAGCAATAGCGGCACACACCTCAAAAACTGCACGGCAGCTTGAGCGATGGGATTTTGACGGCTTGCCCGAAGAGAGGTCATTCGCATGAGAGCAATAATCCCGCTAACTATTGACACAGATACGCTGATTGCTTCTGACGTTCCAACAACAGACTTTATCGTGTGGACTGCCGGCACATACAACGTAAACGACGAACGACAGTACGAGCTTGTTGCTTATCGCGCATTGTCCACAACAACTGACCGACCTGATATTGGCGCTGCTGCAACACCCGCCACATGGCTGCGGCTTGGCTACATTAACCGCTGGAAAATGTTTAACGATGGCTCTGATTCAAAAACCTCACAACTGACAAAAATTGAAGTCGATTTGCAGTTCACCACTTTAGTGAATTCTGTTGCGCTTTTTGGTCTTGTCGGCAGAGATGTAACGATCACTGTGAATGATTATTCTGAAGGGCAAGTTTATCAAAAAACGCAGGATATTATAGATATTGGCGTTGTAGATTGGTATGACTACTTTTTTTCAGATTATAACTTTAGAGAAAATCTTTTATTTGATGATCTTCCGGCGTATATTGGCGCAGATATTAAAATTGAAATTGATGCAGAGACAGGAAGCCCAACAGCTTGTGGACGGGTAATATGTGGCGCTCTTAAGGATATTGGCATTACTGAGTACAACAGCTCTGTTCGGTCTGTAAATTACGGCAAACGCAGTCGAGATGGGTTTGGGAATTTAATACTTGAATCACAAAGAATTGTTCGATTAGTTGATTTTAATGTGCGAATTCCAACTGGCGTGGTCAGCACGGTAGCAAGAACACTTGATAATCTTGCAGATATACCCACTGCGTTTATCGGAAATGCTACAATAGATGCAACTGTTATCTTTGGCGTTTACAGAGATTTTAGAATAAACTTTTCAAATCCGGCTTTATCCGATGCAAGCATTGAGGTTGAGGGCTTTTAGATGACCAGACCAGTTATTACACCATTGCCAGCTTTTCCCGTGCGAGGGGAAGACCCAGCTGTATTTGCGGTAAAAGCAAATAACACTGTCGCGGCTTATCCAACCTTTGTCACTGAATCAAATGCTGTTGCAGCATTTACAGAAAGCGAGGCAGATGCGGCGCAAGCAAGCAGTGTTGCAGCGGCAGCAGAGGTTGTTTTGGCAACGGCTCAAGCTGGAATTGCCACAGCAGCAGCGGGTGACTCATTATCGTATTCAGCTCTTTCGGCTGGCTCTGCAAACTTAAAAGGCGCGTGGGATGATCAGAGCGGCGCTGCTGTAAAACCTTATTCAGTTACTCACACCAACAGAATATGGGTTTTAATAAATAACCTTGCGAATGTTGCGCTTTCGGAGCCTGGTATAACAGCGGATTGGTTTTCTATTGGGACAATAGCTTTTCAAGAGCGATCAACAAATATTATTTTAAGCCCTGACGATTACGGCAGCAATATTAAATACACTGGCGCTGGCGGTTTTACTCAGACTTTTGAGTCAATATCGTTAATGGTTTCAGGCTGGTATGTTTATTTAAAAAACACCACAACCGGAAACATTACGCTTGACCCAAGTGGCGCTGAAACAATTGACGGGCTTACATCGTTTATTATGTACCCTAATGAATACCGTCTGGTGCAGTTAAATGCTGCCGGTACTGCCTTAGAATCTACGGTCATCAATTCCTTTGAGGTTACTTTTGATTCCACCGGCACTTTTATTAAACCGCCAGGCTATATTGCTTTTGAGGGAGTTGTTTGGAGCGCTGGTTCCAGCGGCCAAAGAACCAATAGTGCAACAACTGCAAGCCGTGGTGGCGCTGGCGGGGGTTCTTTTCCTTTTGTTATTCCTTCATTTACTTTTAGCTCTTCTGAAATTGTAACAATTGGCGCTGGCGGCGCAGCAGTGACTACTGTGGCAAACGGTAATGCCGGAGGAAGCTCATCTATTGGAAGCCTTCTTACAGTTATCACATCTCTATGGAATGTTGGCGGCGCTATAAACAATGCGGCTGACAACTCAAGCGGAAACATTGCAAGTTTTGCGGGCAGCGGAATTAGCGTGAACGCAAATACAATCTACGGTGGCGCTGGAACATCCTCTGCTGGTGATGCATCAGGTAACAGTATTTACGGCGGAGCAGGCGGAGGGAGTCTTACTAATTTGGCAACTCTTGGCGCAGCAGGTGTTTCTTCGTTTGGTGGAAACGGCGGTGCAGCAAGTTCTGCCTCAAACGGCTTAGCGGGGGCGCAACCAGCCGGTGGCGGTGGAGCCACTCAGACAGGAACACAATCGGGCGCTGGCGGTGATGGCCGAATAGTTATTAAAGGGGTGCTGTAATGAAATTTACAATATTAGAAAAAGGATTGTTAAAAGAAAGTGATGCAAGCAAAATCAAAGAGGCAATAAAATGATTATTATCCCTTTGAATATTTTATTTTTAATTGCTCAGTCATCAAAAAGTCTTTTGGGTAATAATTTATTTATTACAAATACATTTATAATGACAGAGGCTGAATAACATGCAGCTACAAACATTTGCAGCTCAAGACTCAAATGGCAATGTGCAAACATCGCCAACGGTTTATATTTATGCCTTGGGAACAACTAACCCGATTTCTGGGCTTGAGGACGAAAACGGTGCGCCGTTAACAAATCCTTTTACCGGCGGTGCGGATGGTCGAATAGTGGTTGCAGCGCCCACGGGTGTTTATGACATGCGCGTGGTCAAAGGCGCGTTTGATTCGACGCAAGTGGTGCAGTTTATTGATCTAGACGCGCAGGTTGCTGCTGCCGAGCTGGCTGAAAACAACGCAAGTTCAAGTGCAACCGCTGCCGCTGCCAGCGCTGCTGCCGCCGCTGAGATCGTCAACATATCTGAAGTACAAACATTCACCAACCCCCTCCAACTAGCCTCACGAGTTGCGATGACTGCGTCGACAACAGTTGCGTCAATCAGGGCGCAAAGTGACTTGAACACAAGAATATCTACCAATAATTTTACAATCCACTGCAATGAAACAATATACGGTCGAAGCCACCTTCTTTACGCCAGCCGCCTTAGTGTAGATGACAGGGTGGTTTTGGGGGTTTCAGCCGCGTCAGATAATTTCCTATTTTTAGCTGTTATCGGAGGCGTAACGATCTACAACATCACGCTTCTAAGCAATTTCTCCGCATACTACGAGCAAAATATTGATGTAGATTTTGTCATGCAGCGCGAAACCGCAACACAAAATGGCGCTTGGACACTATTCGTAAATGGCGTGGCTATTTCCAACGGTTCTATTACAGCCGCAGCTACGGCAGATATTTCTGTTAACGCCCCTGTGTATTTTAATTCATCCACATCTGGAGC